CTCTCCACACGCTCGCACACTGTCATGGAAACAAAGACAAAATCAACAAACGACAAAGTTACGAGGACACCAACGCAAGGGATGTCTTTAGGCAAATACTTAGTTGACATTCTGAAGGAACAGAATCAGAAGAAAATGTTGCAAAACAAACACCCTGTTACAAAATATCCTAGTGATACTTGTTGTCAAGGCTGTCTTTACGGCTTTGACGAATGTTCCTGCAAGAATGTCTATCCTTTCATTGATTGGAGGGACCCGCCTCTCTCTAATTATGATTTGGAACAATATCGGTCTTATAGTGATGAAAGATATTTCACTCGCTCTGCCAATGGTTGGAGTCCAATTCCTGGTGCCAAACAAACGTCTGCAAAAGATGATGTGTTTGAAGCCGATTGGAACTCTGACGAAGAACAACCCAAAGTGTACCCCTCGTATACTCAAACGTCACCACGTTATGTCCCGTCTCCTAGTGAGCCTGCCACCACTTTTAATGGAGAGTGGATGCCTGCTGAAAAGCGAAGCCTTGAAACTCAACAAGGTTCGGCTAGTCCGAGAAACAATAAGTCTGTGGAGAAGCCCGCAGTACAAACGTCTCAGTCAGGATTTAATCCACAAACCACCTGTTTTGAGTGCAAAGTTGAACCCAAATTCAAGAATTTTCAACGTTGTGTTTATTGTAAGGCCAAGAAAGATGGTACTATCATGCCTACTCCTGTAGCTAAGCGTGAAGAACTCCGATCTACTTACATGAACATGGGTAACGATTCTTGTAGCTCCGAAGAAGCTTCCAAAGACAGTGAACCGGTGTGGCAAATTGAGCGTAAAGCTGAAAGTGCAACACCAGCTCAGGTGAACATGGTGAAAACCATGGTGCGCCAAAACAAAGCCAGGCTTGAAAAACTCTATCGTGATTGCGAAGCACTTGTGCTTAATCAAGATGGGAAAATTGAACAGTCTGACCGCGTTTATTGCTACTATGCTGTCGGTGAACGTTTTACACGTCCACTCGTCATGGTTGTTTTTCGTCATTTAGTCAATTTCTTTAAATTGAAATACCCAAATGAAGAACAATTCTTGACTATACGTAGCAAGGTCAACGGAGATATTAAGAGGAAATCTGAAAAGAAAACTCCTCTTGAGAAATTTGATGATGCGAAGGTTGTTTCTGCAAAGAAATTTCCTGAGGATGTAAAAACTTCGGCTTCAACTGAAGTTAGTCGTCCACGCCCTCCTCAACAGAAGGAACCCGCCACTACTACTATTAACTCACCTAGCCCAGCCGGGACTCGTGGGCGCGGAACTTTGTCACGTCCTACATCCACAGGAAGTGCTGCACCTGTTGTTTCAGTTTCAACAACTTCAACAACAACAACAATCACAAGTTCTCCGGTTACTAGTACTGTACCTGTCCTGACTGATAAGGAAGATAAGATGCTTCCTGGTTTCTTTTTTGATACTTCAAAGAATTATTCTTTTGATTTTTCACCAAAGTCAGTGAAGATTTCACCAGGTGTTGAACAAGTTGTTCATCACCCAGCTGAACATTTAAATCCAGCCATGAAGAAGAAATTCGAGAGACATTTATCTCTTAATGGAGGTGAAACTTATCCTGACACTGAATTTTCATTTGCACCTATGTCTGCTAAAGATCATGGAAATGCCAAGTCTGATGAAAAGAAACCAGTACTCCTTGCTAAACCGCCGTCTAAATCTACCCCGCCCTCTCTCAACTATGTACCTCGAGGCGTTGCTAACGTTAATCCTACAAAGGAATATTATGTGCAGCAACGTATCGATGAACAAGCAAAGAAGTTGAAAATGCCGCCATTACCAACTCCTCCTCTTCCTCCTCCTGCGTTAAGTCGCAAGCGAATTAGAAAAGCACTTGGTGATGACAGCTCTTCTTCTGCTTCTTCTGACTCTGATGATGATTCGTCATCTTCCGACTCTGTTGATGATGGTGGACAACACGTTGTTCAAGAAATCGTCAAAACATCCACCACGATTTTGAATCCAGGTGTGGGTGAAGAAATTTTTCTTCGTCCGGTCAATTTTTCTTATGATTCTCCTTTCTACCGTTCTTGTAAATTTTCTCCTCCGAGAAATCTGATACAAGCTGTTAGTCTAGTGAATCGTATAATTCCAATACCTGGAATTGCTGCTTGGTTAGTTCTTTGGTTTCTTAGCGTTGTAGATCAGCGTGTTTTTGCTCCTCTTGTGGCATGGCTTTACCCTAAGGTAGGTGTTTTAGACATCACTTATACATGGGTTTGGAGTGCGTTAGGTTACAGTGTTCTGTATGTACCGACGATTTTTGGTATGTTTATTGCCATATTATCGTTGGGTTTATGGTTAGCTGTGATCGGTTATGTTGTTAAAGGATGTTACTCAATGTGTCATCTTTTAGCTCGTACTAATGTTGTTCTTTCCACTGAAGTTATTTATGGTGACATAATACCACAAGAAACTTTGAAGGATATTCGCGCGGAAGTCCACAAGCAAGGTGATATTAAATATCGTGATGCTCGTATCTGTCGTGTAACTATCCGAAAATTTGTCTGGAATTCTAGTGATCCTAAAGCTACTGGTTTATTATTTAATACTGTAGAGACTGTGATTAATCCATCTCTTACAATGATTGAAGCTCTTAGTTCATTAAAATTTTATAATTCAGATTGTGATTTAGCTACAACAAAACATGCTCTTGATCTTGCTATTAAGCAACTTCCAATGATTAACATGGACTGTAATTTGATTTTACAACAAGTCTATGCGCCGTCTGACACACGAGTTCTTGCTCTTCATTTGCTTGCAAATTTACGACAACATCGTGATGAGGACATTTTTGGTGTCATTTGAAGACCTCAGGGTAAATCCCGGTTATACATACACGGCTATCGCCATTGGGAAATGAACTTAAACAGTGTTCCCCCTGTTGACAAGACCTTTAAACTTAAGGAAGTAATTTATTACACTCCACCACCACGTCGAGCCATGCTCGTCTCATTAGGTTGTCATGTTCATGGTGCCATCAATTTCTGGCCAGATGTGTCTGATTCAAACTCAGCTCTTCTTGGTGTCATGAAACGAATTGCAACACGTATGCCCGCTATTGATCCGATTTTGATGAAGAAATTCACAGCGTTCTCCGAAAAATTTATTTTAGACAACATGGAGTGCTGTATTCTTGATCCTACTGAGGATTTATCTGTTGAGCATTGGCTTGAACAGACTGACTACCCAGGAGTCCGAAAGGAACAACTTCTTCGAGAGTCAGAAAAACGCCCATTTTGTATATCTAAAGACTTTCTTGTGAAACAACATGTTAAGCATGAGTCATACACAACTCCAAAGCATTTCCGTGGGATTTATTCTCGCGTTGATTATTTTAAAACACAGCTCGGACCAATCATGTTCGCAATCGGTAAGCGCTTCTTCAAGCAAAAATGGTTTATTAAAAACATACCAATGGAGGAAAGAGCTCGATTCATGCAAGAACGTTTTGGTGCAACTTGGATTAAGATGTGTTCGAATGACTTTACAAGTTTTGAAGCTACATTTGTGCGCGTTTTGATGAAAATCGAAGCGTTTTTCGTTAATTTTTGTTTACAAAATCGACCTGAAAGGGAGAAGATTATGGAATACATTAATAAGACGAAGCTTGGTAGGAACAAAGTTCTTTGCCGGTATTTTTGGTTTATTCTCCAAAGTAAACGATATAGTGGCGAGATGGACACGTCTTTGATGAATTCTTTAATGAATTTATTATTTATAGTCTTCTTACTGATTGAAAGCGGAGAGAAAATGCAGTTTATTGAAGATGTCCCACCGGTTATTGAGGGTGATGATTCGGATTTTGCACACACTGTTGATATAGATGAAACTATTCTTGTTCGGCTAGGTGCTAATGTGAAACTCGAGCATCATGCTTCTTTAGCGGATGCTCAATTTTGTAAAATTATCTTTGATGAAGATGTTGTTGAAATAGTAACTGATCCCGTTGAGTCCTTATTAAATTTTGGATATACCAACCTTTACTATTTAAATGCATCTGATAAAACATTTTCTTTTCTAATTCGTGCGAAATCTATGTCCATGATTTACACTTATCCAACATGCCCGATTCTTAGGAGTTTAGCTATGTATGGATTACGAGTGACTCATGATGTACACAATCGTGATGTCTATAAAATGATAGATAAAATGGATGCTTACAAGAAGCAGATATTTTTGACAGCTTTTAATAAACGTCATGAGTTGGTTGTGGACCGTGAAATTAACATTAAATCGCGACTTTTGGTTGAATCTAAGTTCAAAGTACCTGTTGCAGTTCAGTTCGATATTGAGAGATATTTGGATTCATTAACATCTATTCAAATTCTAAATATACCTCATCTTGACTTGATATGTGATGATGCCCGCATTCAACACTTTTACAATTTCTCTGTTGTTTGTCCTTTTGTAAATAGTACTTTTTAGAAATTGAAGTAAAATCCGTCTTGGTTGAAAAACCGGTGCCAGTTAAAACGTAAAGCTCAAAAACAATGGCAGAAAAAGCAGCAAAAGCAGAAATCTCACTAGCAAAAACCTGTGATAAATTAGGAATAACTACAGAAGGTAAACGCTGGTTAGATTTGGCTCTGGATCCTTTTAAAGATTTGAACATGCCTACATCCGGATTCCCTGATGCTGTTGAAATTCCGTCCGTTGTTGAAACTATTCATGATTCATTTGTAGTATCTGTACCGTCATCGGTTGCACCAGGTGGTTTGTGGGATTGTAATATTTTTATTGATCAACTCTACAACACTATCACAATGCGAGAAACTGATATTCATTCACAAGGAACAATTATGGCCCAATCTACACAGAGTGGAGTAATTGGTTCGCGTGGTGGAATTCAGGTGCGGTCAGGCCCTTCTAACGGAGAGCTTGACCAACTGACAAGCACCGGTAGTTTATCTCTTAAGTCTGATGTCCTGCCCGAATCTGAGGTTCGAGTAATTGGAATAGGTCTTGAAATTCACAACACTACTGCCGAGTTGCAGCGTCAGGGAGCAATTGTGTGCTATAGAAGTCCCAACACTTCTGGTGAAAATACTGTAGCAACTTTAGTCTATGACTTTGGTGTTACAGCATGCATTCCTTCGTCAGTTCCTTGTTTGAAACTAGCGGAGCCGCCTCGCACAGCATCTCAAGCGATTGATATGCCTGGTTCCTTACAGTGGGAAGCCAAAGATGGAGCCTATATCGTTCCAGTTCTTAATGAACCAACGATTGAACCGGAAACAACTGAGCCTATGATGGTCACTGGTCAGAACGATTCTTTAGGAAAAGTTTATGCACCAACGATTACATCGACAGGCGCAGCTAAATTGATTACGATGGAAAATAGAAATTTTATTATGCCTTTTTCTTTATCTGGTTGTTTTCTTTCTGGCTTATCCCCAACAACAACATTGCAAGTTAATCTTACTTACTATGTTGAAGTCTTCCCTAATAAGGATAATGTGCTGAGACGAATTGCACAACCGTCTCCTGGAACAGATGCCAACGCAATGGCTCTTTACGGAAAAATTATAGAAACTCTGCCCGTTGGCTGTCAAGTCTCGGACAATTTTCTTGGAGCCTTTATGGCTGGCGTGTCACGCATAGCTGGTGCTGCTGTACAGTACTTACCGCAGCTAGGCAATGCACTGAGGACCGGATATAATATAGCGTCCGGAGCTTTTAATGTAGCTCAATCCATTCAAAACGGAATGGATAATCGAACCACTGATTCAGTTCAAGGTTTGATTGGACGAGGAAGTCAACAAGGACAAGGCCCCTCACGGGAAATTGTTCCTTCTCGACCTCCAGCCCCCGGAAATCCGCAACGATCTATTGTTGTGTACCAACCACCTCATTCACGTGATGTGGTTGTTACAAATCAATCGAATGGGAAATCTGTTGTTATGAATACTGGTCTTAAAACCGCCAGGACTCGTTCTGCAAAGAAGAAACATAGAGCTCACATTAATCAAGCCGCCGCTGCTTCAGTGCGCGACGGTAATCGATGGATTGAACACAAGAAATAGTGCGTGACACTCTTTGGGACCCGAAGTGAGTTTGAGACTCCTCCCAGCATTAAATGAAATAATCTTAGATTTAGCTTGAGTATTCGAGTGGTCCTGGGCGGCATGGGCGGAGCAATCGTTGAAATATATGACCTCTGTGAGTGTTTGGTTCCTACGATCTCGGAGAAGAGTAGGCGTATCTATAATCTTTTCAATTAATGTAATGTGGTTGAATTTTCACGATTTCCTATAGTTTCGATAGTGATGAAATTATGGTGACTCTTTACTTGTAGGTCAATTTCTCAACATGAGAAAACACCGTACAGTGTAAGTCCGGCTCCCTTAGGATGTCCC